GCGCGGTTCGGCGGTAGCCACTATATCCGCGATAGGCGCAGACAGCAGCAGGACAGTAAAGCATTTGACTCCCTAATCCTCGCACCAGTCGATTTGGGAGTCATTGCTGTTGGCGAGTTTTCGGACTCAATAACAATGCCCTCTAATGGGCAGCTTGCTGTCCGCGCCGTTTCAGCGCTGCCCTCTCAGGCAATCCTTTTGCAAAAAAATGAGATCGACTTTTTCACGCATCCGGCTCTAGAAGAAGACAGCTTCTTTAAAGGCAAGTTCGCCTACGTCAACGAACAAATCCGCGTGGTCGCAAACGAAGAAGGGCTGTTTCAAATCTGCGTGGTTGACGCAATCGGAAGACTTTTCCCTATCGCTTATGGTGAGGTAGGTGAAGCAGCCCTACAGGGGGAGGCTAGATTTTCCGCAGCCGGAGGCATGGCTGCCTCCGGCACACAAGCGCTGTCAAACGTGGCTGAGTTTAGCGGGTTCGGTAATCTCTCCGCGCAAGGGCAGTTCATACCAGCCAACCCAGGGGCGGTCTATGACGAAGAAGCGAACTTCAGCGCCTCTGGCGAAATGCAAGCCCAGGGATTTAAACAAACCCCCGCACAGGCTTCCTTTGAAGCCACCGGCACAATGGGGGCGAGCAATGATCTTGTGCTAGGTGATGTTGTCACATTCTCCGCGTCAGGCAGCATGTCAGCAGATCACACGCTTTCCATGAACGCTCAATCAGCCTTCACGGCCACCGGCACAATGGTGGCTGATTCTGAAGTTGATGTGACATATCCGTTCATAGACGGGACATATCAGGGATACCAGGCTGGGGATGTTACCTCTGTAGAAATAACGATGCCTACGGGAATCTCAAACGGAGATTTCCTTGTAGTGTATGTGAACTCGGGTGCGGCAGCTACTATAGACACCGCAGAATCCGGCACCGGCTGGGAGTTGTCAAGCACCGTAAGCCCAACAGGTATGGAGACAAGATGCTTTAGCAAAATTGCCAATGGCGATGACGAGTTGACACTAAATGCCGGTAGCAATAATGGCATGTCCTATGTGGTGCATAAGATTAAAAACGCAACTAACCTACTTAGTGCAACAGCAACAAGCGGTAATAATAGACCTAACCCACCGAGCTTAAATGCTAAGACCGGCGCGACACAATATTTCCCGAATTACGAGCATCTATGGATGGCGATAGCGGGCGCTTCAGAGATCGGTTCTATGCAGAACACAACAGGTGCGCCGGACAACATGGATAATCTGATTATCCAGGCCCCCTCTATCTCGGGACTAAGCCGTGGTTTGATACTGGCGAGCATAAACAAAGAATCAGGTATTAATACTTTTGACCCAACAGTATTTCCGGGGACATCCAACCCGACAGTATGGGGGGCTATCACACAAGCGATTTACAAAGCAGCGCCTTCACCGATTCAGTTTATTGGGCAAGTATCCGGCACAGGAACCGGCTCTAGCTTAACGATGCCCTCGCACCAGGCTGGCGACCTTCTTGTCGCATGGAGCTATCGTGTAGGCTCTGGTACAGCGCCATCCCTGCCGGGCGGATGGACAAATATCAACTTTGGCGGGGGAACTTCTTCCAGTAACGCTGCGCGCGCTGCCTTTAGGGTGGCTGACGATAGTTCTACACCGGCACCCACGTTCTCAAACGGCGGGTTTACAATTATTCTTGTTTATCGGAACGCAAGAATTGCAACGGTTAATAGCAACCTTAGCGCGGCTGGCTCTAGTACAGGTATCCCATACCTGGCACTCACTAATAACGTGGCTGACTTGACATCGTGGCAGTTAATATTTGGTGCGCACCGAGCGGGCGATGGGAATATCGACACGCCCCCTACGGGTTTCACTCTACGCGGGAGCCTAAAAAGCACTTCTCAGATCGCAGCTTTTGACAGTAACGGCGGTAGAAAATCAGTGTCCGCCGAAACAGTTGCAATCGGAGCCACGAGTAATAATACTGCAAGATGCACGATTGAGCTTTACGGCTATTGGGGTTAATCAGAAATACAAAGGAGAATATCATGAGCGAGATGACAAACTACCTGGAGAACGCACTCCTAAACCACATTATAGGGGAGGCTGCTTATACAGCACCTTCCACGCTTTACCTTGCACTCTTCACAGTAGCGCCTACGGACTCTTCCGGCGGAACGGAAGTATCGACAGGCGATTACAGCCGACAAGCCATCACCTTTGACCCTGCTTCTGGCGGCGAAGTTGATAGCGATGTCGCCGTTGAATTTACAGCAGTTGGCGCGGGCTTTGGCACCGTGGTTGCAGCGGCGATCATGGACCATCCCTCAGCCGGTAACATGCTCTTCTACACGCCAATCACAAACCGCACTGTCAACGACGGAGATACGCTCCGTTTTGCAGTCGGCGGGGTTTCGATTACCTTGGATTAAGAGAAAAGGTACTTTGGTTTAACAAAGGGAGGAACTTAAAATGTCAGATGATAAAAACAAACTCGGGCATGGCGTACTTGCGGGCAAACGCAAGTACGTTTTGCTCGGTGTCGCGGTCGTATCTGCTCTCGCTTACTATCTTGTGGGCGATGTAGACCTGGCCGGGACAGTGCAGTCTATTCTCGGCGCGCTCGTTAGCGAACCCGCCGAATAAGGGGGGGACGGACGATGGCTTTTATTGTTGAGGACGGCACCGGCGTAGAAGATGCAAATGCGTATGTTGATACCGCATTTGTAGACGCCTATCACGCCGACCGAGGCAACGCCGGATGGGCCGGTAGTTCCGCGCTCAAAGAGCAAGCCATCGTCCGCGCCACCGATTTTATCGACGTAAGGTGGGGCGCACATTTCCGAGGGGATAAGGTAGAAGAAAACCAATCACTCCAATTCCCGCGAACTGTTTTCGAGGGAATACCCCTCACGCTCAAACGTGCAGCAGCAGAGTACGCATTACGCGCGATGTCCGGCCCACTGATGCCCGACATCTCAGTGGATGAGACAGGACTTCGTGTTTCGCGCAAGACTGAGATCGTCGGCCCGATTGAAGAGACGACCGAGTACCGGGCGCAAGGCACGATCACCCTTATCAAACCATACCCCGCCGCAGACCGCATGCTGTGGCCGCTGCTCAATGGTAGCTTTATGAATGGGAGGTCAATTCGTGCCTGATTACGTCCGCCTACAGCAAACCGCAAAACGCCAGATCGAAAAGAACGGGCGCGAAATATCCGTGGTTAAATTGGCGGAATCTGAAGAAGAGGACGAAACCCCATGGCGCGGGACGGTAAAACCCCGCGTCGAGCCGGATAAGTCTTTCGACACGCACGGGGTATTCGTGCCCATCAGTTCGACCTCGTACTTGGGCATCGAGTTTACCTTCAAACAGGACAACGTAGCGCGCGGCCAGCAGATTGCCCTTGTCCCTGCCGTTGATGCTGAAGATGATTTGCTGGCGTTTGATGAGATTCACGACGATGGCTCCATCTGGAAGATCGTAAATTCGCAAGTGCTGAAACCCGGAGCGCTCCCCATCCTCTATGCGTTTGAGGTGAAGCAATGACAGCTACACCAGAACAAGCCAGAGATCAGATCACCCGCCTCGTCAAAGATGTTATTGAGGCGATTGAAGAGGCAGAGGACTACGGAATCCTTTACTGGCCGACACAGCAAGAACCGCCGACCCAAAAAGACGACGACGACAACCCGCCCGCATGGGTGCAAGTGGTTGTCCGCCACCTCCCGCGCGGAGGCCAAGCCTCTCTCGCCGGTGACATGGGGCAAGTGAGGGTTCAGCGCGGTGGTGTCGCCCAGGTCAGTATTTACTATCCGAGCAAAGACAAAGAGGCGAGCCAAAATGCTGATAGGATTGGCCGGAAGATCGAAACCGGCATCTATTTTGGCCGCACAGACGGGAATATCTGGTTCCGGAACATCCGGTATTTAGATTATGGGCAGTCCGGCCCATGGATTAGAATTGATGTCATGGCGGATTTCCAATATGATGACATCTTGACAAGGTAGGAGGACACCATGGCTCAAGTAATTAGCATTGACTCAAACGTCACCGGTCTGCGGTACGCTCTCGAAGCCAGCCCTGGCGTCCTGCCCGGCTCGGTGGTTTGGAAGACACTCGAACCGAACAGCTACGCGGATTTCGGCGGCTCGCTCACCACGCTCGCGCGGAACCCGATCAACGACTCTCGCCAGCGCAAAAAAGGGGTTGTCACCGACCTCGACGCATCGGGCGGGTTCAACATGGACATGACGCAAACCAATCTTCAGGAATTGCTTCAGTCTTTCTTCTTCGCGAACTTCCGCGAGCGCGCATCGACGAAGCCGTTTAACGCGGCGGAAGTTCCTGTCGTCGCTGTCACCACGGACTTCGAGGCCGCATCCGGTCTTGACCGCTTCGAGGTGGGTGAACTTGTTTTCGCTTCCGGCTTCGCAGAGGACGACAACAACGGCGTCCATCGTGTCGTCGATGTTTCGGGTACGGTACTCGAAGTTTCCTCGACCCTTGTTGCCGAGACATCGCCGCCGACAGCATCAAAACTGACAATGGTGGGCTTCCAGTACGGAACAGATACTATCTCCGTTGACGTGACCGGTTCTTTGCCGAAGATTGTCCGCAGCGGAGGCACGGCAGCATCGGGCGTCCTGACTATCGGCGGTACGCCGACAGCCGGGCAGATCGTCACTATCGGTGACATCACCTACACCTTCCGCACGGCGCTGACCTCACCGGCGGTTGCCTATGAAGTGCTCATCGGCGGCAGTGCCAATAACGCTGCTGCCAACCTCGCGCTTGCTATCGAAGCGGGCGCTGGCGCGGGCACGAACTATTCGCTCGGCACCGTGGCACACCCCGAAGTCATCGTGGATGACGTGACGGATGAAGTTGTCACTGTCGAAGCGCGATACACCGGCACCCGTGGTAACACCATTGCCACAACGACCGATGTAACGACCGGATGGGCAGACCCCACACTGGAAGGCGGCGCGGGCAAGGACTTCCGCGATTTCAACATCGTCGCGGGCGAGTGGATTTTCGTCGGCGGCGACGAGACAGCGGAGAAATTTGCTGTCGCCGCGAACAACGGCTTCAAGCGTGTCCGTGCCATCAATGCAAACGAGATCACGATTGACAAATCCTACGAGGCCATGGGCATTGATGCGGGCACCGGCAAAACTATCCGCCTGTATCTAGGTCGTGTCCTCAAGAACGAAACGGCCTCGGGCATCGTCCGTAGGCCGGTCCAGTTCGAGCGCACACTCGGAGCGCCGGATGATGCACAGCCCACGCAAGTACAAGCTGAATATCTGATCGGCGCTCTTGCCAACCAGATGACCCTCAACGTAGCCACGGCAGATAAGCTGACGGTTGATCTGACGTTCCTCGCCATGGACGCAGAAACCAAACTGGCATCCGAGGGTTTGAAAGCTGGTACGCGCCCGGCGCTCGAAGAATCGGACGCCTTCAATACATCCACGGACTTTGCCCGCATCAAGCTCTCGCGGGTTGTACCGGGGGATGAAGCGCCCACAGCCCTTTTCGCATACGCCACCGACTTGACGCTGGTTGTGAACAATAACCTGTCCGCCAATAAAGCCATCTCGCGCATCGGCGCAGTCGGCGTCACGGCGGGCACCTTCACGGTGAACGGGAACCTCGAAGTTTACTTCGCGGACGTGGATGCAGTACGCGCAGTACGCGATAACGCGGACATCACGATTGACTTCCAACTGGCGAAAGCGAATAGCGGTGTCGCCTGGGATGTCCCTCTAATCACTCTTGGCGAAGGACAGGCCAACATCGAACAGGACCAGCCTATTAAGCTGCCCTTGTCGATGGATGCTGCGTCCGCCGCCAAGATTGACCCGGCGCTCAACCATACTCTGCTCTTGGTCTTCTTCGACTATCTGCCGAATATGGCTGAAGCCACCTAAAAACTACGACATCAGAGAGGAAAACCATGTCGCAAAAATCCGGTATGTATGCCGCGTTCCAGAATGACTCTTCGCTGGAACAGGACGGTATCTGGTATCACTTCCTTGGCAACGGGGCGGACTTCAAAGTGAAGGTCGCCCGCGCGGGCGGCGGAAACATTGCCTACGCCAAAACCCTTGACCAGAAAACCAAGCACCTGAAACGCGCAATCGAAGCACAGGCGCTCGGCCCCGACCTTCAGATGGAAGTCATGAAAGACGTGTATGCGTCCTGCATGATTAAAGGCTGGAAGGTTCGGCAGGGTAACACTGAAACGGGCGAAGCAAAGTACGTGGATGGCATCGAAAGCCCCACCGGCGAATTGCTTCCTGTCACCCGCGAAAACATCCTGAAGGTCTTCAAGGACCTCCCCGATGTCTTCCAAGAGGTGCTGGAAACATCACGCGCCGCCTATCTCTTCCGCGAGGTTATCGCTGAGGAAGAGGAAAAAAACTAACAGACTTCCTGACTTACGTTTTGGAGATGGGGCCTTCTGAGGCGGTTGTAATAAAAGCAGCCCTCCAAAGTCGGCACCCTCTCCCAAAACGTATCCAGGAAGCGCCTTCGTTAGAGCAGCACCTCGTCCTATATTACAACGCCTTTTGGGACTTAAATTCCTGTAGAAGCGTTGGTTTTGGCTATGGCCCTATTCCGTGGACGGCGGTGACGGAATGGTGCATAATGAACGGGTTGGACGGGGAGCAGTATCACTCCATGCACCGGTACATCCGCAGCATGGATGGGGTTTATCTAAAGCACCACTCCAAGGACTCAAAGAAGGACGACCCCAAACCGCAGGGAGGCAAAAATGGCAACAAATGATTTTGTCTCTCGCATAAACCGGGTTGCTTCCAGAATTGAAAAGAACGCCAACAAAACCGTAAAGCAAGCAGCACTGGCGATTGACCAGGTTCTCGTAGTGGGTACGCCGGTAGATACTGGACGCGCTCGCTCGAACTGGATTGTCACATTGGGCCGTGGCACTTCGCGCGTCCGTCCCGCCTTCTTTCCCCACATGCGGAAGACCGACTCATCTAAGTTCAACGAGACGCTGAACCGTGACTTGGCGCTGGCTGAGGCGAAAGGTGTTATCGAGTCCCGCAAAGAGGGGCAGGATATTTACATCTCAAATAACCTCGACTATATCGGGGAGTTGAACCGTGGCTCATCGTCGCAAGCACCCGCCGACTTTATCGGTGACGGTGTTCGCGCGGCGGTAGACGCCGTTTCCGGAGCGAGGTTGTTAGATTAATGGCACGGGAAACTTTTGAAATCATCGTAACAGAGCGCGGCTCGCGCGAGGTTACACGGAACATCAAAAACATCGGTGGCGCTTCTACCTCGGTGACAAAAGATGTGAACCTCCTACGTAATGCCCTCGGCGCAGCCTTCACCGTGGG